GCCGCCAAAATCCGCGCCTGTGGCTGTTATGGTTACGGTAGCGTCTTGGTCATCGGTAAACGTTAACCCGGTTAACCCACTGAGCTGCAGGCCTGCCGTTAACTGTTCCGGTATCGCTTCATTGGTCGAAATCTCGAACCCGCCGCCTGCGACATTCGCCCACGGTGCGGTTAGGATGCCATCAGCGCGGTTAAAATCGTCGGTGTATGTAGCCATTTATTTAAGCCCTACGTTTTCGTTGCCGATCCCGATATCACGACTAAACCGGCCTGTGCCTACAGTAACGCCGGTCTGCGTTCGGTAATCGCCTGCGCCTGCGTTAACGTAAGTCGGGTTTGTTTCAATAGAATTTTCATCCGCATCGAGTTGCGTATAGGTATCACCCGGATAAGCGCCACGCCATGCAGTTAACGTGCTGTATGTAACCGTAGAAACATATCGGCTAGTTAACACCCGAAACGTACCGTTACTAAAGCAATTATAATCGGAATACCGGAAATTATTCGTACCGCTGCCGCTCGCATGATCGCCATTTAAAGCGTAGTTCGCATCGCAATTTTCGTGTACGTTGTTGTACGCGCTGATGTTCGTCATCGACGCGCCTCGAATCAGCTCCTCGCCGTTCACTTGCGTGTTGTTATGGACGATTAAGTTGTTAGCTTGGCTAGTAACTTCCGCTTCGGCTTGCTGAACCTCAACGCCGTAAGCGTCCTCTGATCCTGTAGCTGTGTAATTCATTAGGTTATGGTGAAACTGGGGGTAATGTGACCCCGGTTGCGAGCTGCCTGCAAGCTGAAGCGCCAACGCGCCGTGTTGAATTTGACTGAATTTACTGTGATGAACGCGCCGACTTTGGCCGTCTAAGTCGCTTGGGTTCTTCTCGAAAACAGCTTTAGCTACCCGGTAAAACTCGCAATGCTCAATTAAAATTTCGGTAGTATAAAACCCGTGAACCCCGGAATGCCCGGACGCGGCGTAAGCGTTCCAGGGGTTTGATTGCCCGGAGCTGACTCGCACGTCATAAATATCGTAAATTTCAGTATTAACAACTTGACAATTCACAAAACCGTCGACACGTATACCCGCTAAGTTATCAGCGTGAGATTCTAACGTGTAGTCGGGGATACCGTTCGGGGGGTTGCCAATATCGTGAATTTTATTATCGAGCAAGATAACGTTTGACTGCCCGTTACCGCTCGACTTAATCCCTGAATCTAAACAGTTTTCTATCTCGAAACCCTTAATCATCAAGTTTGACGCATAAACCACGAAACCAGCCGCTTTATCCTCACCGCCACTATCATGACACTTGAGGTAGTTCTGATTAATCACTGGGGTTTCACCCGGATAATTCGCAAGTACGATTTTACTTGTCGGCAAACCGTTCGCGTTGTTTAAGGTAAAACCCGCAATTTCTCCGCTGGTTCGCGTGTTGTTGGTGTAATCCGCACCGCTTCGTGCGTAAACCAACCCGCCCGCTGCTGCGGAGTTAGCCGCAGTCTGTAAATCGCCGCCCGCAGCCACGGTGACCGCGCCGGGGTTCAACCCGCCGTCATCAACGAGGACGTGCATTTCGCTGTTGCGAACTAATGAGCCGCCCGTGGGTGAAGTCAACGTTAAATGTATTAAATGTAAACCACTGGCCGGTACTGAATTTATATAAACCGGGACGCGTTTAATCCCGTATTCTTGGTCTGCGAAAGCCACCACGGTAGAAATCGGATCGAAATTAGAGCCGGAGGTCATAGCCATGACGCCGGTTGTAGAATTGCCTGTCACCGTAACAGTGACCGCGCCAGTGGCTCCATGAGTCCTTTCTACATAAACATAGACGAGGCCCGGTCCGGCTATCTTCTCGACGTGCTGCCCGAACTGCAAAACCCCTGCGAAACCGTTATCGTCATCTGAAGTCGCCGTCCAAACATCTTGGACATCTAACGCCCAGGCAGCGTATGGAATTGTTATATTTTGAGGGCTAATCAAATGGGCCATTTATCACAATACCTTGCGTCTGTAGACACCGATTATGTCTTGTGTTAAATCAAATTCAAGTAATCAATATGACTAGTATTACAATTCTTGTACCATCTGATCGTACAGTGTGACCTCTCGGTTTGTTCGGGTGGAGTTGGTACTTTGCATAGTCAAAGATACGCTACCTAGTAGAGTTTCCTGATCGGGCAGCGTATCTGTAAAAGTCCAAGTTCTAATTGCGGTAGTATAAAAATCATCTTCGTGGATGGATACCGTGAAAGACGATCCTACCTTTTTAACGTATAGAACAAACCAGCCGGTAGCGTTTGCTATACCTGAACTGTACACGGGGGTTTTCAAGGTGACCGTGCCCGTGTCAATTATAGCCGCGTATATTTCCATATTTCCCCCAGACGTTAGCCCGATTCTAAGGCCTACATAGGAGTTTGTAGTGGAAGCCGTAACACTATCAACGTCTTCTCCGAATCCGGCCCATACATAATCCGGTTGGTTACCTGCCGCGTTACATTTTAATTTAAAAGATAGTTTACCTCGCCAATCCATTGTACCGGGGTTGAATCGGCCGGACGACGGGAGTATTACCGATTGGCTGCCTATAGTAGCGGCAATATACCCTGTAGCCGCGACATTGTTATCATCCGGCCGTACTTTTACCCCCTCAGTGCCGTATGTATATTCTACGTTACCCACTACGGGGTTAGCCCTTACCGTATTATGTTCATAAGCTAACTCGTAAAAAAATAGCTTACTCTTTGACCACGATAACCCGGAGTTATTGGTGACATCCGGGCCTAGTTGCCACCCGTTCGTGACGTCGTACTGAATGTAATCATCGCTACCGTCACCTATATAGGCTTGAGCGTCGGAGCTGTCGCGCTCAATCTGTATACCACTGGCACCAAACGTCTGTGACCCCACGTAAAAGCCGCCGTTCGCCCCGTCTACGAAAACGCCACCGCTCGAAATGCTCGTCGTCGATTCTATAGCCGTTTCGGTATTGTCTGCATCAGTTGGCGGTTTGGTGCCCGAAACATCTGTTGAGTAGTCGGCGGTGTTCTTATCGGCTAGCGCCCCGGTGTTTTGGGTAGCACCCGTTTCGATCCCGGTAAGTTTAGTGCCTTCACCCGAATTGATATCGCTTAGGTTGTTAGGCCTATCCGTTAGCGTAGAGTAGCCGCTTGTCGCGCCGACAAAAGATGCTGATGTTAACGTGACGTTTTTAAGTTCAGCATTACCCGCTGAATCTATCCAAAACGCATAAGTAGAACCGCTATTTGCAGAAATTATCAAAGGGTTTGCTGATTCTGCGGGTACGCTTATAGGGCCAACAGTTGCTTGATACCCTGAATTAACAGATTTTATTAAACCTGTAGAAGCTTCTATTTCTACGCCGTTAGCTCCAGACAACGCTTGTATTTTACCATTAGTACCATCTAGTACTATTGCGTCAGCAAGAGGGTCGCCTAAATTAATACCTACTTCAACATTACCCGCTGCAATACGACCAGCTGCAACACTAATTATTTGTTGGCTAGCTATCGAATCGTTGTCCATATTCGAACTAATAAAAGTAGCGTCCACGGGGGTAGTTCGAGTGGCCCACGGGCCTAAACCTAACGTTCCAGTATCCAACGTATTAGTTGTTATACCAATTTGAGTTATTTGACCACCATCACCGTATTGATCAACTGTTTTAATACCAATAGTGTAAGTCGTGTCAGAACTTAACCCGCCTAAAGTAAAAGTGTTTCCGTTTATTCGACTAACCGTACCCGTTGAATAAACATCAACTGGCGTACCTGTTTCAAAATATAAATCAGTACCAACAACATAATCATCATCAGGTAAAATAAACCTTCCCGAAATAGTATCTAATGACGCTTCCAACACAACGCCCGTAACTGCTGCTGGTACGGTTTTTGTATAAGCGATATTAGCTGTAGCACCATCACCAAATTGATCTACAGATATAAAATCTAACGTTTCGGATCGACTAGCAGGGAAAGGTATTTGAAAACTAGAACCCGAATATAATTGCCCGTCGTAACGAACACCTATAAAATCTTGATCGACCACAGGATCATAAGTTACCGTTACTCCACCTGATGAGTAAGAAAACTGAACATTTGTAATAGCAGCAGTAGCGGGATTTTCTACATCTAAAGTTATTACGTTAGAATGATTACCTGTATTAGCCAACGCTTGTACTTCTATTCGAATTTGTCTTTCTGGACTACCAGCAGTATCTAATAAGTTATCTTCTAAAGTATAAATGAAATTAGAATCTGTTACATGACGCTCACGCAATAGGGAGTTATCAGATTGCTTCCTAATCCAAACTTTATAACCAGCGTGAAAGTAATCTATCACGTCTTCTGGATCAATTATATCACCGCCAACTGACAAACTTCCTTTGTCCCAAACAAATTCAGCATCGCTACCTTTCCAATCCAATAAATCCCCACCTGAAGAACCTACGGAATTAGAAAGTCTTAAATTAGTAGGATCAGCTATACTCACTTCAGGATCGCTCGTATCTGTTTCACCTGAAGTACGAGAGATTATCGAAACTGTGAAACTATCTTCAGTAATAGCGCCCGCTACGCCTTCAGTGTTATAAGACGTAGCACGAAATTCATAAGTTGCACCATCCATAGTTAAATGCGAGGTGCTAGATTCTGTATTATTAGAATAAACCAACGGATACCACGGTTGATCAGACAAACGATATTCTATGTACGCATAACTAAAAAATGTATCACCAGGAGTAGGAGTAGCATTAACTGTTATCACACCTTGATTACCTGCTGGCGTAGGAGGCGTGTTTAATAATTGGGTAAACGACAAAGTGACACCTAAAGCATCACCTATTTCATCAGTACCAGGAACATCATCTTGTACTTGTTCCTGTCCTAAATATTTAATTAATCGGCAAGACTCGCTCAAATCAGCATCGAAATACCGCTGTGCGAATCTAGCGTTAGGACCGATAGTTGTACCACTAGAAGGCGTGTAAGCAGGGCCGGTAGATGAAAAAGAACCAAATCTAAAATCAAGATCAGGTACAATAGATTCGCCAGTCTGCGCGTTCTTTTGAGTTGTACCACCTACTAAACCTAAATGTTTACCGTCTAAATCTGGTAGCGGTACTGACGGGTCAGTTATTAAACAAGCAAAAACACCAGGATAACCAGCGCCTCCAATAGCACCGTAATAAGTAACCCCGTTTTCAACTTCTGTATTAGCTCTAACAACATCACCACCTGAAGTTATAATATCGGTGTTTATGTCAGTGAATAAAGCGCGAGTTATTAAAACGAACCCTGTACCACCTGCGCCACCTAACGTACCAAACACAGTATCTAACGGAGCACCAGGTACGTTAGAGTTAGGACCATCAGAACCATCAGAACCACCCAAATCATCATGCTGACCAGTCGCTGTATCTGTAGGTAAACCTTGTAACACGTTATTTTCATCAACGAAAAGATTTAGGTTTTCCACGTTAGTATTAGACCTGGCCACCCTACTCGTAGATATGACCTGCGTAACTACTCCGTTACCATCAACAGTAATGCCAGGATTAGCAGTGTCTGTTCCACCAAAATACCTACGCGCACCACCACTCGCACCAGTAGGTTTACCATCAACTGTAGCAGAAGATAGATTGGTATCACCCGTAACATATAAAACAACTGTCTCACCTTCTATGGTGACAGTGATACCGGAATTAACAGTTAAATTACCATTACAAACAAAGTAAGCGCTGCTTGAAGCGAGTGTGGAACCAGTAATAGTCACATCTTGCGTTATTGTTACCGTACCTCCACTATCCGTGAATGAACCACCGGGTAAGTAAGAAGTTATATCAGTGTAATTAGTAGTATCAATCGTAGCTACTGGTCTAGTTACATCACCTACGCCATCAATTTGAAATTCTATAGGTTTTATTGGTTCTGAAGATGCAAATAAGGAAAGTTCTACCCTATTACTTAAATACTTTTTGTTAATTCCAACGACTTCCATAGTTGCATTTAGTTCTGAACTACTCAAAGGGAAATCTGGATAATCATCAACGCTAACGTTGACTTTATCGCCTAATTCTAATCCTAACCCCAACCTTAAAGGTACTGTCAATGTAGGGTTAACAAAAGGTACTGATGTTCTATTCCTAACACTTTCAGCAAAATTAGCAAGCGCGGTTAATTGTGTACGGCCAGTATTCCTAATACCTCTAAGCTGCCATTTTTTAATAGGGCTAGTATACTTAAATTTGTTAGCAGACCATCCGTCTACAAATAAATAATAACGACGAAACCTATCTAAATCAGGTCGCCATTCCCACTGGAAAGAAAACCTGTTAACTAATTTATTAGTCCGTCTTTCTAAATTACTAAAATCTAATATTTCGTCTTTAGAAACAACGATGTCAGCAGGAGAATTCTGTATGGATTTAGAATATCTCGTTAAACTAAATTCGCCGTTATTGTTAATTCTAAAGAAGCAACCTGATGGTGAATTCACTTCGCCGTATATTAAATCTTTAGCGGCGCTTTCTTGTAAGTCAATAAATTGTTGGCGAATTTGCCAAACGTCTTCACCTATTAATTGAATACTTGCTGTATCTACTAAAGAACTATCTAAGCCTAAATGCCAATGTGAAGGCAAAGACTGACCTGGTTGATCAATTAAACTACCTAACATCATAGCATTTAAAAACTTAGGAGTCGGTAAATCTATATAAACTACCTCTTCTATCGATATTTCAGACTCTTTGTCAGCTTTAACAGGTTTGGTACCAAATTGCGATCTAACAACCCCCGTTAAAATATTAGGATCAACCCCATCCGTACCAGTGAATTTAAAAATTTCATAAGAATCTTGCCCGCTTGCTCTAACGCTTTTTATTTTTATATAACCTACTGTCTCAGAAGGATCAAACTGCCAATAACTATCGTGTTCAACCCTTTCAAATTTAGTACTATCCCCCACTTTGATTTTACCTGGAGAAGCATCAGTCATTTCAGTAGAGAAAGTTAAATTTACATCGTTGTCGCCGCTATCAACTACGGCAACGAACGTGTCATTTTTAGGTTTAGCAATATTTGTTTTTATCAGCCTTTGCAAATCTTGCAAACCTAAATTGTAAACATCAAACGAATTATCAACAGATTTTACAAGCAACGTTTCTTGTATTTCATAATCAACAAAAGAAAGCTGTTCTTCACCTAAGTATATTTGCGCTTTATCGAAATATAAAGAATCGTCAGCATCACTAATCGTTTTTAAATGCTGGCTGAATGTATTATCGTTATCTAAAACGTTTAAAGCTCCGCCGCCAATAGAAGCAAACCCGTACTCTTGTTCTATCGTACTACCATTAGTCTCTAAGTTTTTAAGCATGTTAAAAACTGGAAGCGCGTCGTTAGGTGTTACATCAGAGTGAGAAACTACCCAAAAAGGAGCAGTAGTGTTATTTATTTTAACAGCAAGACGAATGCTTTTGATGTTAATAGCAAGCCTGTTGTAAAAATTCTGATTAAAAGTAATCATAAATCTTCTATCACCATATCATAGGTGTACCAATCAATAACGCCTGTAGAAACTCTATTTCTTGAAAAAGATGTTAATACACCAGCTTTTATTTCGTTACTTTCTTCAGGGTCAGTAAAAGTAAACGTTTGATTCTTTACAGCGCTGTACAAAAACTCGTCCATTTGTTCGCGGGTTGCTCCTGTAACATCGTTGAATTTAATAGAAAAAGAATCTTTCTTGTACTGATAATTTATATCAGCTACTCCACCCCACGACCTTTGTATGTCGATTTTTTGAGGTCCGATTTGACGAGAAAACATAGACGGGTTTATGACCAAAGTTTCAGCGTCACCTGAATTAACCCCTGAACGAAGTTTCTCAATTGCTATATAATCAAATTGCACCTGTGATAACCTCGCTCACTTTTATTTTATCATCATCTATCAAATCAGCTATTGCTTGAGCTAAACCTTCTGAATTACCAATAGTATGCACATACAAATCGACTCTGCCGCCGCTACCTTCTGAATTACTATTACTTACAGGCAGTGATGACGATTGTGAAAACCCGCTAGTTGCATTATTCAAAGATGAAGGTCCAGAACCAGAACCAGGAGCGGCAGCATTAAATTGAGTACTAGCAACCGCAGCAGCTTGGGACGCACCCATAGCAATAGCTTCACCAAAAGCCGCTGTCTTAAATCCTGGAGGTGCTTCAAACGCCGCTTTCAACGCGCCTACAGCTGTTAGCATAGCGATAGTTATCAGCTTTTGTTTCTTCTCTAACGCAAAAGCTCTTTTAGCATTGTTATAACGAGATTTGTACGCTTTAGAATTCACATCTTTTATTTCGCTGAGTTCGCGCTGAGCATTCTGACTTCTAGCGCTTGCTTGCTGATTTAAAAAACCACCTAAAATATTAGTATAAGATTGAGCGTAACCAACTGATCTATTGAAATTTTCTTTCCTAGATTTTTCACGTTCTTCATCCATTCTTTTAAGAGCGTCATCATCAGTAAAATCGTCTAAATTTACAGTCGTTAATTCTTTAAACCATTCTGCTGATTCTTCGCGGATTTTTTGTTGTTTCTTACCGTATTGTTCGAGTAATGTTAATTGAGAATCTAATCGCCATGTAATACCTTCACCAGTGTTGTTTTCATCTTTATCAGACGAACCTGCTGGTTGTTCAAAAGTAGGTTGTTCTAACTCATCTAAGAGTTTCTTAGCGTTTGCAATCGCAGCGTTATGGTTTTCCCAATCGTTAGTCAAAGGTCTAAGGCTTACAGCTAACTCATTCGCTTTTTCTGACTGCAAACCAAAACTATCTATGACTTTTTGATACTCTTCAGCAGTCACGTTACCTGATACAGTGAGTTCCGTATAAGCTTGGCCTAGATTTCTAGCCGCATCTTCAGAAACACCTAATGATTGACTTAAAGAAATAACAGCGTTTTCATACCGCTTATCAAGTAAAGCTTTAGCGGCTTCGTCAGTTAAATTAATATACTGATCTTTTAGTTTTACTATTGCAGCTTCTGAATTCTCTAATTGATCAGCAGCACCTTTTAACAACAACAACTCTTTACCGCCAGAAACTTCAGTTAAATCTACTATTTCTGTTTTTAAATCTGTAATAGCTTTTTCAGATTGATATACATCGTTTTGCAACTCAACAAAAAAACCAGCTTTTGTTTTGTTGTACAATTTTTCCATGCTAGAAGATAGAATGTCTGTGTTGTCTTTGAAACCCACAAAAGATTTACTGACATCATCAGTTCTTTCTTTTATCGCCTCCATCAAGCTAGTATTTTTCATTAGTTGTGGAGCTAACGCGCCAGCTAACGCGCCACCTACAGCGAGTATCGCACCTAACACAATACCACCAGGACCAAATGCAGAAGCCATTTGAGAACCCTGCTGTGTGAAAATTAATAGCGCGTTCTGACCACCTTGAAGCTGTACGGCGACATCTTGAATTTGATAGGACATCATCGATAAGCCACCACGGAATTGGCGGTGCGAACGATTAGCTTTTTTAGCAGCGTTACCAGCATTGTTCAAAGCTGCAGTTTGCCGCGTTACTCGACGATGAAATTGATCGAAAGCTTTCTGCGTTTTATCATTGGCTCTTATGTAAACATTAGCATTATTTTGAGTCATTGCTAACCGCCTTCTGTAAAAGTTTTAAATACTCAAGCCAATTGTTAAACTCGGTTACGGTCATTTCCTCTTTTAATCGCGCAACAGTCATACTTAGATGTGACGCCACGGTGTGATAATCATACTCCTTTGTAAAATTACCAGTGACGCCATCTATTAGTTTTTTGAGTCGTCCTTTCCAAAAAGAGTTTGGCCTACACGATCAATTATAGCTTGATCGACATTATTCATCAGTTTATTCAAATCGCCTAAATTGAAAACTAATTCACCTTCGCCGTCCAATAACATGAAAATCATAGCGTATGGGAACAGCGATTGCGTCTTACCGTTCTTTTCAGAATGGTTAAAAATCTTCTCTTTCAACGCACACGTCATAGGTTTGTAATAGAACGTTTCGTCCCATTCTTCAACTTCTAACGGGGTGACTTCAATAGACTGATAATGCTCAACAGCTTTATCTATAGCTCTCATTAAACAGTTGCCTCAGTTAACGCGCCGTTACCTTCAAAACTAAATGATACAGTAACCATATCTTCAGTTCCCGAACTTACAGACCGTTGAGTGATAATCCCGGTACCAGTCAAGTAATTATTAGTTGCTGTATTACCTTCGTGATAAAAAGTCAATACGACACTAGAACCAGGAGTTAACAAAGCCTGAGCCGTATCATCTAAATCGAAAAAAGCTTCTGCTGACCCACTCCAGCCAGGAATACTCATAGCCTTTCTAGTCCTAGCCGAACTACCTATGACAGTAGTGTCATGGGTACCGTCAGTTTCTTCAACAGACCAACTTGTTAACTCACCGAAGGTGTTAGTGTCAACTTCAACCGTACCATCTTGTCCTGTAAAATTAGCCATTTTCAGCTCCTATCAATTCACAAGGGTTTCGAAATCATTAGAGCTAACTCTAAAAGCTACTTCTAATGTTAGTTTTGCAAACGCCAAAGGTTTACTAAGTTCAGCGTCATTCTCATTTTCAAGTCTAACAATATTCCAATTCTTAACACCAGCGAAATTACTGATATAATCATACGCAGTAGTTGCTATTATGCTTTCTGTCTCATCTAGTAAATTCGCAGAATTGGTAGCACTCACGGATACTTCGTATGCGTCAATTTCCAACATCATCAATACTTCTATAGTATCGCGCGAATAGTTATCTTCACGCATTGAAGTGTTGGTAGATAGAACGTTTATCATTCTATCTTTGTTAGAACCCATTGGGTTAGACCGATAACGGTAAACAGAATGTTCAGGTAAAGCGGTTTCTAAACTAGAAACTAACCCGTTAAAGAAATCTGTTTTATACGTCATTTAAAAAAACCATCATCATGTTTTCACCGCGTGATTCAATATTTCTCACTATAAACTCAGTACTTCCAATCTTGATTTGATCATCGTGATAAACAGGATTAGAAGATTTAGTCAAAAACGCTTTGATTAAAGATTCAGCACCTGAGTAACCAACGGATTCAAATTGATCGTATTGCTCAAAAAAGATCACGTTGAATCTTTTACCGTTGTGATAAACGCTAACCCCAAAGTCATCATCGCTAAGAAGTTCATCGTTATCATCATCAAAATCAATCATCTTCAGGTTTCACCAAAGGTAAATTGACTTCTGATATAAAGCCTTTACGTTGAAGTTTATCAAAATCAGTCACTCTGACTTCTACCACTTCGCCTTTTTCCTTGTCTACGCCGTACAGCTTCCCCGCTTTCAACGTTGTCGCTTTCTTCATTGGTGTTGCCATTTTTCACAGCCTCTAATGCTTTTTTATCAGTATCTTTCTGTAATAAAACAGATTGCCCTGAACCTACAGTCTCGCGGCAAGTAGTTACTACCTTATCACCTTTTTTACCGGCGATACCGCGTTCATAAACACAATTTTGCTTCAATTCAATTAAATAATACATTAGCACCTCTAATAAAGAGGGTGAGCGCTCACCCTCTTATCACTAGATTATTAAACGTCGTCATTACCTAACACGAAGTGATTACCGTGACGTACAGCTACGTCAGCAGTCTTAAACATCACGAAACGGCTACGACCTTTAGCCGAGTGAGTGTACGGGTCAACCACAATATCTAAGCCGCCCCACTCACCTATTAGCACATCTGACCAACGACCAAGCAAATAGTCACCAGCAGTCATATTAGTAGCTGTGCGGTAAGGCAAACCTACAATGCTGCTAGAACCAGTGTCTAAGATAAAGTTACCTTCTACACCGCTTGCTTGCTTACTCGTAGTCATAAGCGCTTCCCAGCCAGACGGATCAATAATCCAGCTAAGATCACCCATCGGCACCTTATTATCCATTAACTGTTTAATAAGACTAACCAATTCAGCGTAAGTGGGAGCTGCAGCCGCAAATAAACTACCGCCTTTGATCACGCCTGTTTGGTTGCTGATACCAGTCGGTTGACCAGAAGCACCAGTACCGTAAAAAACACTGTTGTCGTACAACTGAGCGACTGCTTCGAACATATCACGGCGAATCAATCCTTCTACTGCTGGTGTTGATTGCTGTAAAGAACGGCGAGTAACTTCAGTGAAAACACCCATGTCTTTCGGTGTCAAACTCACCTGATCGAAAGTAGGTTCGCTTTCAGGAGCATCACCATCTTCTGTGGCAATCCAACCAGCAGTCGCACCGCCTGTCTGTTTCGGTACAGCAACATTACCAACCAAACCAGATAAGACAGTGGCACCCGCTTGAATCGCCATAGAACGTTCGCGAATGAATTCAATGAATGAACCACTCATTAAATCCGTCGCTACCAACTCACCAGCTTTATTCGAGGTACCAACATCAACAGCACGAGACATTAAAGAAGGAGGGATATACACACCTCGTACTTCATAATCATTACCGTAATCAGCAACTGAAGCTTGACCAACCTCTAACTCAAAAGCTGCTCGTTTTTGAGTTTCCCGGTCATTGGGAAAAGCAAGCGCTTCCATAGCACGAAATAAACTATAACGCTGTTGATCTTTAGTACTAAGATCAACGTCACCGTTATGTTTGCTCGTACCTACAGCAGTAGCGTTGCGTTTACCGATTTCTTGAAGTGCGTGTGCTCGAAAATCATCAAGCGACCACCCTTCGTCACAAGCGCGTTTACCCAGTTCGTCTAATCCCGAATGGTCAGCTTCTTTAACGATAGCATCGCGTCTTTTTCGATCACTAGCTAAAGCTTCAGATCGAATTTTATCCGGGTCAACTTCTGGAGTTTTTGGCACAAACGGCGTAGTAACCTTCTCGTCCGTGCTCGATTCGTTTGATTTTTCTTTAGTCATTTTGACAACCTCATCATTAAATAATTCACTTCGACCAATACCAACGGTAGGGTCAAAAGGCATGCACGTCAAAGTCACTTCGATAGGTTCCCAGTCCACCACTTTAACAGTGATCTCACCAGTCTTATCGTTGCGTTCTTCTTCATAGTCATGCACTAAATACTGAACAGATGTATAAGCTCGATGGCCCTCAAGCATTTCTGTTTCAGCGTCTTTGCCAGCCTGTGTACTCGAAAAATTAATAAGAGCACGGCCCTTACCATCTGAATCAAGTCTAGCTGACCCGTTTACCACACTGCCGACGAGACGCGCACGGTCGTGCTCTAGCAGTAATGGACCACGTTCGTTTAACCGTTCCAACCTAACATTTTCGGAACCGTGTAATAAAACTTCGTTGTAAGCACCACGACTCAAACTCTCATTATCTGAAGAGAAGGAAAGTTCATAAACACCGCTTTCAGCTTCATCAGCTTGAATTAGGCTCGCCGTTCTTGTCTGTGGCTTTTCCATCAGTTTCTGTAATTTGTTCGTCATCGCCTAATTCCTCATCTTCTTTTTTAATCTGTTCCCATTCAGATTCCGGGTCTGTGATGCCCATTTCTTGCATAATACGTTTACTAGACTTCCAGTTATTAGCTCTATGTATTTCGGCAGTTTGAGAATCGTTCTTAGGATCGACCCATTCCCAACGTCTGCCGCGATACTCGATAGCTTCCTGATAATCAGTATACGGTCTACTTAAACTATTACCAGTTGTCAATAGTTTAATTTGTTTAGACATCACTAACCATCTGATTAATCGTTCTATAATCGGTACAACTTTAGTTTCGATATACCAACTTTGCATCATCTTAAAGATATCACGTTGGTCTAAAACACCCGTCCTAATAGATGAAAAATTCACATCGGCTAAGTTGTTAGAAAGACTTGCGTGTGCGACTAATAAACCCGATGAAATACCTTGAATAGATTTATCAATGTACGGGGAATACATTTCATGTGGGTAACTAGGGTCATAAGTACTGAACTTTTTCGTACCTAAATCTAAAATTTGACCACTCTCCGAATCAACATAGCCTTGACCGTCTTCTTGATAATCACCTGTGAAAGCTGGTTGATCGCCGTTTCTCGCCGTTTCTTGAGTAATACCACCAACTTTATGAGCGCCGTTACGAGCAGCATCTAAAGCCGCGTCTTTGTACTTACCTAAACTTTTTAAATCTTCTAATACTGGGTGCATCCACGGGAGGCCGTGAGAAGCATCGTTGAATTCTTCTAAGTGTCCGACTAATAAGTTATCAGCATCTACACGGCGTGTTTTTTCCCTTGTGTAATTACCATTAATATCAACAGATTTTAAATGGTAAGCTACACGTTTAATACCTTCAGGATCGTATTCAACACCCAACCTTACTTGGTTACCGTTATGCAAACGCTCGTTTTTATCTAGATCAATTAATTCAGCATCTAAATTAACAATCTGAAAACCATACTTACCGTACTGTGGACCTTCTCTAAATTCTATAAGCCCTTCACCGTCAAGCGCGTTACTATTAATGTCTAAATTTAGAATCTGTTTAAAAGATTTAGTTCCGCGATAATCACAATTTTTTGGTTTCATCCAATCTTTTAAAACGTACTCAATAGCTTCATTCGCTCGCATGTCTAATTCGCCGTTTCGTTTACGCAAACGGCTATTAATCATAATACCTTCAGGGCCAACAATATTCGTTTTACATAAAGCGACGAATTTTTTAGCGAACCCATTTTGTCTATACAACTCTCTAGAACGCGCACGTAAATTTTGTAAATCAGTTTTTAAGTAAGCGTCAATACTAGAAGTGCTGGTTGTCCAACCAAATAAACGCTCATTGACTTCTGTAGTAAAAAAAGAACGAAGTTTCTTAACTGCAAAACTATGTTCTTTTCGATCATCGCGTTTTTTATTACTAAAAAAACCCATATTTTTTACGCCTTTAGTCGTTCACGGACGCGGCTTTTAGTTTTGATACCAGCTCGCCTTTTTCGTTCCATTTTCTCATTCGTAAACCGTAGGCTCAAATTTGTCTCTAACTGTAAAAGCTCACCTACTGACCGGCGAATCAACTGCCTACCTTCGACACTGTATTGGCTTTGTTCTTTAGATGCTGTTTTAGCAATAACAGCTTTTACAGCTTTCAACGCTTTATAAGTCCAAGTATCATCAGATGTTTTAGCATCAATAACTAAATCGAATTGTTTAAGTGTTAAAACTTCGCTGTCAGAATCCCGCAACACATCAAGTGTTACCAAATAGTTACCAGTGGGTAAACCAGCGGTTATCGTTGATGATAACTCAAATTTATGAACGTTATCGACTTTCGAAAGAGTAAATTCATTGGTCGACTCATCATCTAAGTTTGAGAAAATGTAAATTAGAGTATAAGTGTCAGTAGGATAAGTACTACTTTCGTCAGTGAGAGTCCAAACCCATCGACTACCAACAATTAGATATTCTGGCGCCAAATCCGGTATGGTATCAAATAAATTATCAGCCATTATCTTGCCCGTCGTCTCATAGCCATTGCTTGCCTAACATAAGATTGACTCCGCCTATTACGTGTTGTGGGTATTAATTCAGGTTCTGAATCACCTCCTGAATCACCTCTTTCACCACGCATAGCCGCTAAATTTGACTTAATTGCAGGTATATCGGGCTGAAGTATAACATAAGCTGCCTCATTATAAACGAGTAAGTCAAGCATTTCATTACGCTCAGCTACTGATTTATATTCGTAATGATCAGGTTTATTCTCAGGATCAGGCTGTACACGTTCTTCAGCAAGTAATTCTTTTAGATCAGAATCTGTCGTATCAGAACTAAAACTCACCTTACCGTTGGGTAAATAGTTGAAGAACAGCAAATCCTTAGCAGTATCTGTGCCAATTAAGAACAATTGAACCCTCGAATGGCCTACAATAGAACCTCGGCTAGCAATAGGTTGATAAGGTTGAGACGAACCTTTACCAGCAAAAATACGGTGCTGCTGTCTAGGCTTGCAGTAACTATAAGCTACTTCAGTGACCCCCTTCTTACCGCCGGTATCGATCACCGTAGAAGATATTTTGAAGTCTCCGTATTTCTTAAATAACACTTCATCTAATTCAGCCCAGGTATCTTCTAGCAGAGGGTCGCCCCAAACAAATATTTTCCCAAACACCTTACGAGACTTCCATTCACCCCAACCATTAATTAAAACCTGCAGGTGATCACCTTGAACATCAACGCCAGCAGTCAAAAACAGGACATCGTTAGGTATTTCATCAATAGTGTAAGAATCCCTTAGCTGTAAAAGCTGGTCCTCTTCTAAAGCCGCTTTGTCACCTTCATGCTTATACACCTCAGCTAATTTAGTATTTTTAAACACGCGCAAGCGTTCAGGGTCTTTATAGCAAGCGAAAAAATCCCGTGCTAAATCTGACCATTTCACCCACGGTGAATAAAGCTGGCTAAGCTGAAACCCCACAACCCCTTTTTGTGCGTTCTCAGTGTTCGTACTTCGCCAAACTCCTTTCCTAACCATAGCTTTCTGATGATGCTCTTCAATCACGCAACCGTTGGTGCAAACAGCGTGGGTTTCATCATATAAACGCTCACCTTGTTCGTTTTTAGGTATTTCAATCACGCCTTTTTCGAACATCAACCGGAAATGCACCCCACAATGAGGGCATGGTACATAAAAATACCGTTTATCTGAGCGCTCAAACCATTTGCTTATTTCGCTATGTTCATCAGTAGGTGACGAAATAAGGTACATTTTACGATTCCAGTAGGTGACCGAACGTGTCCACAGTAGGTCTACTGGGTTACCTTCGCCACCGGAAGAATGCGGGTACCTATCAATTTCGTCATTTAGAATTATTCTAGCTGGTCTACTAGCGAGGTCAGCGGGGCTGTTCGCGGTAACCATGTATAAAACGCCGCCTGGGTACGTTTTCTCTTCTAGCGTGTCTACAGCGTCTTTACCATTAGCTTCAAACAATTCCCTTAGTATTTTCGTATCGCGGATCATCGGTTTTAGCCGGTTTCGCGAATACGTCTTTACCATTTTAGTCGTGGGTTGCATTAAAATCATAGCGCACGGATCGTTAACCATGAAATACTGAGCTATGTTATTCACAACTTCGGTTTTACCTGTTTGTGACGCGATTTTACAAACTACAATTTTAGTGTCCGGGTCATTAACAGCATCCATCATACCCCGTTGATACTCAGCCCTTGCCGTCACCCACCTACCACGCTCAGAGCTTGATTCTGAAGATAACTGACGATGCTCATCAGCGAATTCAGATACCAGTAAATCTTTCGGCGGTTCCCATGCTGTTTTTAAAGCATGCCTTAGTTCGTTAATCTTCCGTTTCTGTGTTTTCATAATCCGCGTCGTATTGGTTTTCGGAAAGTTCTTCTAAAGCTTCTAGAATTAACGGGTGTACTAATTTCTGAGCTTCGATTTCATCAGTTATGGAAGGTATCAACGGGATCAACTTACTCTCCATCGCTAAGAATTTAGTCTTAGCCGCTAATACCATGTTCACAATTAGGTTTCGCGCTGAATTGAATTCTATATACTTCTTCTTCTCAACAGATAAATCGAATTCTATCTTTTCGCGACGCGCTTTGTTGAGCAACGAAGTCTCAAGCTTAGGGTTTACGACCCCCTGATCGCTGTAAGCTAGGTGGTCAAACAACGATTTCATCGTGAAATACCTAACACCGTTCTCTAATTTATCTGGCTCTAAGTCTTCTAACTTACTACGTAGAGTTTTCGGGTTCATATCCAACTGTTTCGCGGCGGTATGCGCAGAAAAATACAGTTTTTTATACATCTACACGCTCCGGTAACCCCATGAAAGCGTCTTTAGTCCTAACCGTCGGACATTTCACTAGATTATAAATTTGCACCCTCGATACACCCCAGCGCCTTGACAGCGAAGTCACAGTCCAACCTTTGTCGTAAGCTAAGGCTAAAAGCTTGTTTCTACGCGGTCTACCGGCCATTTGAATAGTAAAAAAGTTAAATATACTTAATTAATTTACCAACAAGTTAAGAGATTTTCAATAGGGTAATTGGTAATTTTCTTTCATGTATCGAAAGTGCGCGCTCGCGAACCACCAGATCGGAAGAGCGTCGTG